AAAATATTTAATTTTCTGAGTATAGCTGGACTACAAACATTAGTAGGTTCATCAGCAGATAAAGATGTTGTTTATAGTGCTGATTATGATTTAATGGAAGAAAAAGACTTTAAAAAGACTACAGACATTCTCTCCAAAATATTAGATTTATTTAGAAAAAAATATAAGATTGCTCTTAATCCTAAAAGTAATATATGGATTATAGATTTTAAATGTGGAATGTTTAGGGGACAGCCTATAAGGTGGGATAAAGCCAGTATTAAAAAAGGTTATGTATTAATAGATAATGAACCTAAATATTTTGTGGATTGCTTGCAACAAGAATCAAGAATAAAGATGGACGCTATTGCTATTGATGCTAATGGAGAAATAAATGAGTATAGTGATATTTATTTTATAAAAATAGGTTCGCATGAATTAACACGAGAGATTAGTCCTGAAGAAACTGCTATTTTAATATACAAAGATTTTCATCATTATTTAGAAGAAAAGAATTATTTTAAAGCAATTAAGCGTCTGTATAGTTATGCAAAAATTAAGAACATGAAGCCCCTAATAAAAGAGTTATTAAAAGTTATAAATAGTCAATTAGGTAGACAATCAAAACTAATTGCTGATTTAAATACTATTAATGAATTGATTGCTAATAATTTCCGTAAAGTATCTAAATCTATAATTTTGCATAATCTCTCTAATCTTGGATTAAAAATGTCTAAAAATATAAGTTTAAAATCTATTAGTGAATATATTATGGACTTAACTACTAAAAATATGGAACATTTAAATCATGAAGTTATTGAAGTAGTTAAAAATAATAAATTATTAAATAAATATTTTAATTTTTGAGAGATTGATGTTTAGAAAAAATAAATGTTTAAAACATAATATATATAATAATCTATATTATATATAATATAAAATGGCTATGAATTTTGATAAGGGTGCTATACTCGCAAAAGTTCTTAATAGTAAATTAAAAGATGACTTATTGAGAGTTACAGATAAACTTGAAGATGTAAAAGAGCATTTTGAGAATTATGAGTGCAAAGATAAAGAGACTATACAACAAGTACCAGATAAACAAAAGGAACGAAGTATATTATATGTTACTGGTGCTTCAGGTTCAGGTAAATCTTATTATACTTATTTATATTGCGAACAATATAAGAAAACATATCCAAAAAATCCTATTTATTTAATTAGTTCTGTAAATGATGACAGTTCTATTGATAAAATTAAAGGTTTGAAAAGGTTTATATTAGATGATAAGTTTATGAATACACCTATAGGGGTGGAAGATTTTAAAAATAGTATGGTTATATTTGATGATACTGATTGCATAACTAATAAGTTTATGAGAAATAAAATTAATGGTATTTTAGGTTTAATTTTAGAGACTGGTAGACATTTCAATACATCATGTATTTATACTAGCCATGTTGCTAATGCTGGTTTAGACACTAAAAAAATATTAAATGAAAGCCATTCTATAACTTTATTTCCTGCATCTTTAGGTGGTCGGGCTTTAAAATATTTACTAGACAATTATTTAGGATTTAATAAAGAACAAATTAAAAAAGTTAAAAAGTTGAAATCACGCTGGGTGACTATCACTAAATCTTTTCCTATGGTTGTCTTATATGATAAAGGTGCTTTTATGGTTAATCAATCAGAGGACGATTGATAATATTTAATATATTTATTATAACAAATAATATATTAAATTAAATTCTTAAAGTTTAGTTACATCAATAAGACATACTTTAGGTCGTGATGCTACTTTTGCTTTATATCTTGCATTCTGTTCGTGGCGTAATTGTTTATAATTTTCTGTTTTTCTATAATCTGCCCTTTTTAGCATGATTTCGTCTTTATGTTCTTCATAATATGTTCTATAATAGGCTTTCATTTCTTCTTTTGTCTTCTTTTGTGCTTTAGATTCAGGATTTTTAGGGGGTCGCCCCCTTGTTTTAGGAACAAATGGTTCTTTGTTTTCAATTGCTTTAAATGGTCTTCCTTTTTTCTTTGGGGTTTTAATAGGTTCTTCTTTAATTGTTTCTAAATCTTCAGACATTTTATACTATATTAATATATTAAATTCTTTTTAAGTAGTTTAATTTTAATTCTTTTTTATTTAGTTTAATTTTAATTCTTTTTTATTTAGGAATAATTAGTATTTAATTAATTAGTATTTAATTAATTAGTATTTAATATATATAATTAATTAATATTTAAAAAGAAATTATAATATTAATGTATATAAAAAATGCCTAAATCCTTTATTCTTAAAGAATTTCCAAATCCTCTATATATTAATTCTATTGCAACTCACCCTGATATTTATGAACCGCAAGTTGAAGCATTAGAAGCCTATTGCTCTAAATATGATGAAATAGATGGGTCTATTAGTACTGAATATGTTAAGTCTACAGAATATGGACGCTTTTTTGTTAAAAATCCAAAAGTATTAAGTTCTACTATTATGTGGAATAAAATACGAGCTACCTTATTTAGTGAAGGTGATTACGATATAGATATTGTAAATTGTCATAATGAATTACTATTAACATTATTAAAAAATAATACCAATTATGATATTACTAATTTAGAACATTATTGCTCTAATCGTGCAGAAGTGATTGATGCTATTGAGATTGAAACAAGAGCTATTAATCATTATAATAATTATAATAAAGATAATAAAACAAAAAAAGATGTTGTAAAATCACTTTTCACTATTATCTTATATGGTGGAACAGTTGACACATGGAAAACTGAATTTGGTTTTAATTCAAAAGATTATAAATTAACTTCTTTCGTAAAAGACTATATTGATGAGATACAAATGAATACAAATATTATTATTAATGATAAACGCTTTAAGGATATTATTGATAGTGTTAAATCTCTCAAAATTAAAGAAGCAAAAGAGAAATTTAAGAAGAAATTTAATATTGAAAAATTTAAAATGAATAATGGGGCTTTATTAAGTGTTATACTGCAAGAATACGAAACACTTATTATTGAAGAAGCCATGAATGTAATGGAACAAAATAGCGTTACTATTACCAGTTATAATTATGATGGTTTCCAAATTAGGAAGGTTGACGCTATTGATGAACTCATTAATACTTTAAATAATTATATTGCTAAAACTGCTATTTCTCATAATAACGAGATTAAGCCATTACTATTTACTAATATTAAATTTATTGTTAAACCATTTAGGGATATTTTAATTATGCCGAAAATAGTTCCTTTAATTACAAGCAATAATTATTGTATTGATATTATGACTTCTACTAAAACTTATAAAGTGCAAAAAGAATATTTTGAGAGATTTCATGCTAAAATAGAAAATCCATTTTTCTATATTAGAGATGATGAAAATGGTGTACTATTTATTAAACCTTCAAATATGTCTAATTTATATTCTAATGTTGTAACAACCCCTCATAAAGGATTAATTATTCCTGCTTGGTTTTATAATTGGGAGAAAGATGAAACTATGAAAACTTATTATACTTATAATTATTATCCTGAACCTTCTTTATGTCCTGCTAATTGTAAAAATTTATGGAAGCCATTTCCTATATTAAAGACTGTTTTAAATCCTGATGCTGATACAAGCAAAATATATGCTTTTATTAAAACTTTATTAGGTGATTGTTCTGAATATGTTTTAAATTGGTTGGCTCATGTAGTACAGAAACCAGCACGAAAGACTGAAGTTTGCATATTATTATATGGTTCTCAAGGTTGTGGTAAGTCTACTATTGGTGAATATATATTAAGAAAAATTATTGGATTAGATAAGATGCATATTACTAGCAAAACAGAAAAAATATTTGGACGATTCGTTGATACACAAGGGAAGTTATTGGCTGTATTAAATGAAGCAAGTGGAAAGGACACATTTAATATTTGCGATGTTCTAAAAGATGCTATTACATGTTCTACTACAGAACAAGAAAAGAAGGGAATTGATGCTGTTACTATTACTGATTATACTAATTATATATTTACTACTAATAATATTAATAGTGTTAAAGTTCCTGAAGATGATAGGCGTTTTATGCCTATTGAGATTAATGAGGAGTTAAAGAATAATGTTGCTTATTTTAAAGAGTTATATGCTGATTTAGATAATGAGGAAATTATGAGGAAGTTTTATGAGGAATTAATGAAAAGACCATTAGAAAACTTTAATCCATCAAGGGATAGACCTATGACTGAACTGCGATTAGATATGATGAATATGAATAGAAATTGTATTAAACAATTTATTACTTATTGGAGAGAAAAGGTTATGACTAATATGAGTGATGATGGTAATTTTATGGAGAAGAAAATGAAAGGTTCTGCATTATATGATTGTTTTAATCATTTTTGGAACATAGAAGGTAGGAAGGCTGAAAATAAGCCTAACTTTACTAAATTTGGTATTGAACTGAAGCAGTTTAAAAAGGAGGTATTATATAAGGCTAATAATGGTTCTACTTATGAGATAATTTTGGTTTAAGTAGTTAATGTGTTTAATATGTTATTTCTTTAAGTTAAATAATATATTAATATAGATTTAAGGGAGTGTTTATGATTTAACTACTTAACGGAAGGCACGGAAGACCTTTTTTTGCACTTTTTTTCTTATATTCCAATAATTTGTATTCTCTCTTTTCTTCTTATTCCCATTTTATTTTTTTCTCAAAACACCCTTCCGTGCCTTCCGTTGCCTTTTTATATTTTATAAATTTAAAAAAAAAAAAATAAATTTTATAAAATATAATAAAAGAAAGAAAGAGAAGAAGACTAACTCCCTAATTAAACCCCTTTTATGAGCCACCACCTAAATTAAATATATTATAACTACTTAAAGAATTAACTTCTATTTATAACAGTTATGGCTCTTGCTAACAAACCTGATATATGGAAAGTTAAGAAAATATACTCTAATCTATTAGCAGAACAAGACGAAACCTTGCTTAAGAAATCCTCTATTGATGAAGATAAAGATTTTGGACTACATGTTGCACTAACAAGCAAACTAAAAGTAATAGAATTATCATTAGAAATATTTAACTACTTCAAAACCCATAAATTAAATATAGTAACAGACGAAGATAGAACCAAACTATATATTCAAACTAAACTACTAATTAAAAGAATTAAAATCCACCTTAACCAAATTAGGAAACTAAATCCAAGTGATTATAAACATAATAGCGAATATTATAGTATGTATGTAAAAATAATATATAACTATATTATACACGGAAGCTATGTTAGTAGATAAATTAGAAGTTAATGACTTAATAATAATTATAATTTTAATAATATTTTTATATTATCTATATTTATAAATGATGTTAGTAGTGCATATATTAGTGCTTATAATGACTATATTAAATTATAACATAAAAATAATAAAACATAAAATAAACCTATTAGAACATGCTATAGCAAGTCCAAACCATACACTAATACAAAAAGCAAGTTATATTAATAAAATAGAGGACTTAAAGAGAGATTATTATATAGCTCTTATTCAATCCGATTTAGAATAAATCAATTTATATATAGAATTAATATAATACTATATATAAATGACAACATTTAACGGAGACTGTTTAGAAGTAATGAGAGATTTAAGTGCTAATAGTATTGATTTATTATTCTGCGACCTTCCTTATGGTGAGACAAGCTGTAAATGGGATTGTAAACTTAATTTAGAAACATTTTGGAAAGAAGTTAATAGAATATGTAAAATTAATTGTCCTATGTTTTTTACAACAACAACACGATTTGGGGTTGAATTAATAAATAGTAATCCTAAAAATTTTAGATACGATTTAGTATGGGTTAAAAGTGCAGGAATAGGATTTTTAAATGCTAAAAAAATGCCTATGAGGAAACATGAATTAATATATGTATTTTACAGAAAACTGCCCCATTATGATTTATCAAGTCATAAACATAAATTTATAAATGATTATAAAGCGGTTAGCGAACCGCATACGCAAAAAGAACTTAAAGTTTATGGAGAAGGCAGTTATAACAACATATATATAGGAGAAGCACGAAAAGCAAATGTATATGAGCCACCTCTCCCCAGTAGCATATTAGAGATTAAAAGCGAAAGAAAAAAACATGCAACACAGAAACCTATTGAACTCCTGAAATGGATTCTAAAATATTACAGTAAAGAAGGCGATACCATTTTAGACCCTACGATGGGAAGCGGTACAACACTAATAGCATGTAAGCAAATGAACCGCAAATATATAGGAATAGAAAAAGATGAGAAGATTTATAAAGAAGCACTTGAGAGATTAAGCAAGATTTAACTTTTTATAACACTTTAAATAATAAACTATATATAAATGGCTACTAATGACTGGACTGATGATATAGACGCTATTTTAGATAATATTAGATTAAATTGTATAATTCTCTCTAAATTACATAAACAAAGGTACTTTGAATTGAAGTCTACATTAAAATATTATAGATTACCTCTAATTATATTAAATGGTTTTAATTCTATAATTGCTGTTGGTTTGCAACCCTACGCTAATCAAGGAGCTATTAGTCTAACAAATTCTTTAATAGCTTTAACATGTGGAATAATAGGCTCTATTGAATTATTTTTTGGCATTCAGAAGCGACTTGAAAATGATTTAATCTCTCAACGAGACTATTATTTACTTTCAATTGATATATTTAAAACTATTAGTTTAAATAAAGAACATAGACCAATACCCAGCAAGGATTATTTAGAAAAGAGTTATAATACTTACACTAAACTAATAGAAAGTTCATCAACATTACATAAAATAAAAAGTGATAAATTAATACCAATAGAAGTGGGAACGCTCCCACACGGCGAGGCTATAGTTATTACACCAAACCCAAGAGGATTTATAACATTAGATACTACAAGACATGTAACACATTCAGCAGAAGAAGACAGCTTATAATATACCTTTTAGAAAGGTATAACCAAATACTTCTCTCAATTTCTACATATAGGACATTTATTAATTCTATGAAGACAAAAACTATGAGCGTAATGACCGCATGAAAGTAAGCAAAAGCAATATTTGCAATCAATCTTATCTAAACAAATAGGACATTCTAATAAAGTATTATTTTTTAAATGTGTCTCAAATACAAAATCTCTCAAATAACTTTTACATATAACATTAGTTGCATCATTCATTTTAGGAGGTGGGGGCATTTATACTATAGAATTATAAAATATTAAAAAGTATTTAAAATTATTTGGTTATAATTCTTCTAAAACTATATATATAAATGCCATTAACACACAAACAACAATTTAACAAAAGACATGGATTTCCTAAAGATGAACCACATTCTAAAGCCGAACTATCTAAAATAGTTAAAATACCAATTAAAGTATTAGATATTGTATTTGATAGAGGTGTAGGTGCATATTCAACTAATCCTTCTTCTGTTAGAAAACATATTAAATCACCTGAAGAATGGGCGTATAGCAGAATTTATGCTTTCATTAATAAAATAGAAAATAATAAACCATTAGACCACGATATAGATTTAATACTAAAATTATAATCCTCTAATTTTGGCTCAACCTTTTTTAAAGGTTGAAAATAATATAATTGTTTTAAAATATAATATAATAAATTTTTAATCTGTTATATTATATATAAATGAGTTGTTCTATTTTAGACGAAGTATTTAAAGACAAGAAAATAACAGAATCTAGCAAAAAGTTATATTGTAGTAATTTGAAGAGGTTAAATGGAGGTTTAGAAGTTAAAGACTTTAAGTTTTTAGCAAATGCCGACAAAGTTGCAGAAACCATTAAAGAAAGCAAACCAAATACACAGCGAAATTATTATATTGTAATATGCTCTGTTTTAGGAGAACTAAAAAAAGACAATAAAAAATATCAGAAATTATATGATGTATACTATAAAATATTAACTTCTTTAAATGCAACACTAAAAGACCAAACAGCCAAGACTGATACTGAAAATACGAACTGGTTAAGTCAAGAGGCTATACAAGACAAATTAACTTCTAAAATGGAAATATTAAAAGAAATTAGTAAAAAAAGAAAGCTTAATAAAGAACAATTTGAGAGATTATTAGATTTAATAGTTTTAGGATTATATACTTTACAGCCTCCAAGGCGAAATATAGATTATTTAAATATGTTTATACTCACTAATGCGTATAATGCAGAAACTCATGGAACAGAAAAGAATTTTATTGATTTAGTGAATAAAACCTTTGTATTAAATAACTATAAAACCGCAGGAACATATAAGACCCAAATAGTCCCTATTAATGATGAACTCTTTAATATCATAAAGTTATATATTAAGTTTAGAGGACTTAAAGAAAGCAATATTCCCTTTTTAGTAGATTATGAAGAAAACCCTATAATAGAGAGTAATGCTTTAACCAAGAAATTAAATAACATTTTTGATGGAAACAAGATAGGAAGCTCTATGCTCCGTAAAATGTATTTAACTAATAAATATAGTAAAGTAATGGAAGAAATGAAAGATGACGCGGAGAATATGGGAACCAGTACAGGAGTAATGCAAACTAATTATATTAAAATCTCTCAACATCAATTATAAATATACCTTTAATAAAGGTATAACCAAATAATAAAATTTGTTTTAATCTTTTATAATACTTTTTTTAAAAGTATTATATATATAAAATGGCCGATAGAACATACGATTTATTAATTGATACTCCTGAAAATAGAAAGATTGCTGAAACCCTACGGAGATACAACAACATTAAAGACACTAACGGACAACCAACTTATTTATGGAAAGTTCCACATATTAGCGGACAGCCTCCATTAAAAGGTGGTTGTATGTGCGGACATGAGATGACAGGCGGTGCTATGCCTAATAGTGTTCTTTTACAAATGGACGAAAGACAGACCCTACAAAGACCACGAGGAATGGTTAGTCCGTATACACAACCACCAGCAAAATATATTATATCAGGAAATAGACCTCTTTATCCTCAATATAATTCTGTAGAATTAGATGCTTTAGAAAGTAGAAAAGTTGGCGGAGGCTGGGGAGAGGTTGAAGGCTATAATCCTGATGGAACTAAAATGACGAAAGAACAGCATCAAGCATATTTAAAAAGACCAAGGGCGATGTATGTAAGAAGCGATAAACCTGTTTTAGGAAGGCCTGATATAGTATTAGAAGGAAGTGGAGCTTTTAGTGCTTTAGCTACACAAGGACTAAAGCAAGGAGCAAAAACAGGAGCAAAATACGCCGTTCAAGGTGCTAAATTAGGATTAGCAGGAGCAAAGCAAGGTGCTAAACTTGCTGTAATGGTTGCTAGTAATCCAATAGTTCAAGATGTAGTTAAAGAAATAGCAAGTGATAAAGATGTGCAGAAAGCGGTTGTAGGACAAATTACATCTATGATTAAAGGAAAGGCTGCCGAAAATGTAGTAGAAGACGCACCATTAGAAGGCGGAAGAATTAAGAAAGGAAAATCAAAAACACCAAGAGGAAAATCAGATGGAAGAGCAAAACGAGCTGAAATCGTCAAACAAGTTATGAAAGAAAAAGGTTTAAAAATGATTGAGGCGAGTAAATATGTAAAGGCACATAATCTATATTAGAAAGGTATAACCAAAATAATAAATAATATTGTTTTAATAATTTTATAAAAAAAATATAAAATTATATATATATAAAAAATGCCAAGTATACCTTTGTACAGTATTGATGAAGTAGATATGTCTGAATTAAATAGAATTAAACGAGCATTAATGAACGCATCAAGTACTAATATGTTAAGACTAACAAATAAACCTGATACTGACCCTACTGATGGAGAAGCAGATTCCGACTTAAGAAAAATAACACAAGAAATTTATAAAGTAGTTAGTTCATTACAAATTTTTACTGATGCTTTACAAATGGATAGAGAGGTTCTAACATTTGAAACCTTTAAATTAGAAAATATTACAAATGTAAAAGAAAACTTTAAACGAAGTGTTAAACAATCAGTAACTATTGCTTCTTCCATGAAAGATATTACAAGACAATTACAAGATTTAGCACCTAATTTTAATTATGTTTTATTATCTACTGTTACAGATTTTAAAGAAGCATTTAACGAATTATTAGTAGGCTATAATGATTATGTAAAAACAGCATCAGATATTATTAAGTATTTAGTAGGAGATGGACTTATGCAGAGTAAAGGTTATGAATTAATGCAAGTTGAAAAAATGATACCACAAAAAACTAAAAAAGGAAAAGTAAAAATGATACCAAGCGGAGAATTTGAAGAACCACAATTTAAACCAAAAATAACAGATGAGATGGTTCAAGCTAAAATAGATGAATTAAAGAAAAAAGATAATTATGAATATAGATTTAATAATCCAAAATCAAAAGAATATATTGACCCAGCAGATACAAGCCCTGAAACACAAATAAAACGAGATAAACTTGAAACATATTATATAAATACAGCGATGATAGAAGTAGGTGTTGGAGATGTTCTAGACCCAGCTATTTATGAAACCACTTTTGATATAAAAGAAAATAGAGCAGATAGTGACGCACAGCGAAGAGTAAAAACATTAGATTTATTAAATACTGAAATTAAGAAAATAAATGACCCAGTTGCTAAACAAATGACTTCTATATATAGTGCATTTACTGCTTTAAGACAAGTATACGAAGCCTTAGTCATGAATTTTAATGAAACAAGAGTGCAAGTAATGCCTGAAAGTGTAGACACACAGTCAACAGGAACTATGGAAGGCGGACGATTAACGCACCCATCAAGACGAGAGATGGCAGTATATTACGCATCAGGATTAAAAAAATATATTTAGATTAAATCTCTCAAAAATTAAAAATAAATGTCTAAAAAAATATATATTATTTTAATAAATTAATAATATATAAAAATGCCTAGACAAAAGAAAGTAAAATTAATTGGATTAGGACTTCCTGCTAATTTGTTAAAAGAATTTATTGACCTTTCTTATAGAGGCAATACTTCAATAGCTCCTGAAGGTTATGATATTGATGCTCCTCTCTCCGATTCAAGAGTTAAAGTATATCAGAAAAAAGGTTCTAAACAAGTTATTATAGTTCATAGAGGAAGCGTAGGCTTACAAGATTGGTGGGATAATGCAAAATTTTTAGTTGCTGGAAAAGTAAAGAGTACTAAAACTTTTAAATTACATAGAGAAAGACAATTAAAAGCCGTTGAAAAATATGGTGGAGAAAACATTATTGGTTTAGGACACAGCAGAGCAGGTTTATACTTACAAGAGATGCAGAAAGACCCCGCAACAAAACTTGGTGAAATTATTACTTATAATAAAGCAGTTGGATTTTATGATGCTTTACGAGAGAACCCAGCTGAGCAAACCGATGTAAAAGTAAAAAATGATTTTGTAAGTTTATTAAGTGGACTACAAAAACGCCCTAATAAAATGGTTGAAATTGATGCTACAGCTAATCCATTAGATTTTAACAAAGCACACCAACCAGCAGAAATTGATAAATTAGGAGACACATTTATAGGAAAGAAAGAAATAGAAGGAGCAGGAATTAGTGATATGTTCGCTTTTACAGACGCACAAAAAGCAAGATTAAAAAAACAGCGTGAAGATTCTAGTGATGCTTGGGATAGATTAACATTTGGGAAAAAAACACGAGCAAAATTAGGCGAAGAAGTAAAAAAAGTTTTATTAGAAAAAGCACAAGGTGTAAAGAAAGATTTATTAGAAAAAGCACAAAATGAATTAGGATTAACCGACGAGCCAAAAACAGAAGAATTAACAGGAAGCGGTCGTATACCATCACCTAAAACATTAGACCAATTGAAAAAAATGTTAAAAACTTTAGAAGGCAAATTAGAGAAAATTAACAAAGGAAAAGTTTATAAGACAACAACCAAAGATAAAGTTAGTTATGAAATTAGTTATACAAAAGCCCGAATTGCAAATCATGAAACAAAAGGCGAAGATTTAATCATTACTAAAAAAAAGAAATATAAAACTGAACTACCAGCAAAAGTGAAGCCATATAAAGCGAAAGTGGTTAAACCAAAAAAAGAAGTTAAAATAGAGATAGTAGAACTTAAACCTGAACCAAAGAAAGAAGAACCTAAAATAGAAGAACCTAAAATAGAAGAACCTAAAATAGAAGTTCCAACACCTCAACCAACACCTAAAAAAATACAACCATTAATAAACAAATTAGAAAGTAAAATAAAAGAATTTGAAGCATTAGGAAAAAAACATGGAGCAGTTATTTATAATGGCGAGGGATTTACACAGGTTGTAGCATATATAGCATTATTAATTGAATACGAGGCTAAATGTGCTGTTATAGGAGGAAAAGATTTAACAAATTATAGTATTAATTCAGTATTAGATTCAGAACAAAACACAAATTTTTATAGTAAAGCTGAAAAATTAAGCAAAGATTTATTAGATTGTATTAAACGAGGTGATAAAATGATTGCTATGCCTTTAAATTTAAATTTTGGAACTTCAAGTACAGGACACGCTAATCTATTAATTTATAGACCTTATGAAAATACTATTGAGAGATTTGAACCATACGGAGATTTACCTAATGCTAGTGCTAATAAAATATTTAATCAAGTTTTAAAAAGAATGTTTGAAGTAGAAATGAAACCTTATTTAAAAGAATTAACACCAAAATTTATAGAACCCAACCAAATATGCCCTAACATAAAAGGATTTCAAGCATTAGAAGAGCAATTAGGACTATTAGAACAAGAAGGAGGAGGATTTTGTGCTATGTGGAGTTTATTTATTTTAGAATTAATTTTTTTAAATCCTACATTATCAACAAAAGAAGTAATAGAAAAAGGGCTAACACTATCAAAATCAAAACCTCAATATTTAAGAAATGTTATTAGAGGTTATGTATTGAAAACTGAAAAAATGTTAGATAGTTATGTTAAAAAAATAGGTATTAATGATGGGTTTAGTTTTAAAATACCGAAGAAGTTAAAAAAGAGTTCAACATTATTTCAGGAACAATTATTAAATCTACTTTTAAGTTTTGGTGGTGAAAATTCCAATATCAAAGAATTAGAAGAAACTATACCACGCAATAAAAGACTTGATGCACTACGAGATTTGTTATCAACAAAAACAAATAAAGAAATAAATGACATGGCTAAAATCATATTTAAATCTAATTTTGGAGTTCATAATTATAAAAAATGGAATGTTGAAGATATGACAACTTTTATAATCAAAACTTATTTAATACCTAATGTACCTAAATATAAAGCTAGTTATGAAGATGAAATACTTAAATATTTTGCTAATCCTAAACTTGAAGGAGGAAGTTATTTATGGGACATTAAAGAAGCAAAAGAAGCAAAACAAGAAACTAAATTACATGAAGAATTAGAAAAGCAGAAAAGGAGAAAGAAAGTAAAAGTAGAACCAGCAATAGTAACTAATGAACCCATGACTGGAGCAGGATTTTATTTAGACGCTATAGCATATCCAATTAATCCAGTATATAATACACATTCTCATAAAATACAATCTATTATAGAACCAGAAGACACATTTTTAGTAGGTGGAGCATTTACAGATATGGCTGGAATGAATTGTAATAAAGAAGATGGTACATGTTTTAATCCAGTATGGGAAAAGCAGAAAATTAAACGCCAAATATTAAGTGAATATAAAATTTGGTATGACCCTTTTCATGCACCACCAGCAGGAACTATACGAATGGCTTGGCTTCCTAAAATGATAGAAGAGAGATATAAACCATTATATGATGAGTTTGTTGCAAGACGAAATGTTAATATAGGACTTCCTGCTGATGCTAGTAAAGATAGATTCGCTCAACAAATGTTTAGTAATTTAACAGATGGTTTAAGTTATGTTCCTGTATTTAACACCGTAGCAAGTTTAGGATTATCAGGTGTCTCTGCTTTAACTGATACTAAAAAAGAAGATGGGTCTTAATATACCTTTTAGAAAGGTATAACCAAATATATTCTCAATTTATAAAAAATAAATTATAAAAAATAATATAATAATAAATAAAATAAAATATTAAATATTTTTTATTATACTTTTTATAAAAGTATATATATATAAATGAGCTATACTAACAATCTCTTTAAAATTGATAATGTTCCTGACGAAGTCATAAGAGAAAGATTAATTACCCCTTTAAGTAATGGAGATGTAGAGAGATATTTTGGAAGTGGAACAGAAAGCGAAATATTGAAGTATAGTGATTTAGACAATTACAACACTATAGATGATTTACTCCCTAAACCATTTGATTATAGAATTTTGCTTATTGAAACGAAGCAAAATGTCGGACACTGGGTTTTAATCCTTAAATATAATAACACTATTGAATACTTTAACAGTTACGGTGTAAATGCAGACATACAGAAAAATACTTTAAATAGAATGATGAATAGAATGTTAGGACAAAAAGAAGATTACATAACAAAACTATTAAAAAATTCTAAATATAAGTATACAATTAATAATATTCCTTTTCAGTCTAAAAATCCTCAAATAGCAACATGTGGCCGTTGGTGTATTATAAGAATATTAACTGCAGAAAAAACAGGAATGAATTTACCAGCGTTTACTAGTTATGTATTAAGGAACTGCGAAAAGATGAGGGTTAGTCCTGATGAATTTGTCTCAATTTTTATAACATAGCTCAACCTTTAGAAAAGGTTGAACCAAAATTAAATATATTTTGTTATACTTTTATTAAAAGTATATTATAATATATTATTATAATAAATGGAAAAACCGAAGAAAGAGAAGAAAGACCGCAAAACATATATTAAGGACTACAATACGAAGTATTATGAGGAACACAAGCAGGAAATATTAGTGCAGAAAAAGCAGTCAAGACAGGAGACGCAAGATGAAGCATTAAAAAAAGAGCTTATTAAATGGAAAGAGGATAAACTTAATGACCCACACGCTTTTGAGCCTTTTTATTATGATAATCTCTCAAATATTAAAAAATAAAATTAAAAAAATAATATAATATATATATAAATGATTAAATTAGTAGGAGTATATGAATCTACAACAAAACATAAGAAACTAACAGCTCTATTTAATGTAAATGATAAACTAAAAAAGGTTAATTTTGGTTCTAAAAATAGCAAGACCTATTTAGACCATAAAGACCCTATAAAGCGAGAGAATTATATAGCTCGGCACACAGCATTAGGTAATGAGGATTATAATGACCCTTTAAGTCCTGCATCCTTAAGCATGTTCTTATTATGGGGAAATCATACAGATTTACAAATGAATATTAAGGATTATATAAACAGATTTAAACTTTAGCGGAAGTAGTTAAATAATAAATACTAAATAAATACAATCTCTCATTTTAGATTATATTTA